GATCCGGGTGATTCTCTACATTTAATAGTGTTTGTTCCATCTGTCCACCATAGATTACCAGTTAGACTTTTATTTCTTCTCTCTCTAAAATGAGGGTCTTTCCATTTATCTTTTAATTTTTGAGAGGCTTTATATCGTTTATCATATCTTTTATTGACCTCACTCATAGTTTTTTGAAATTTTTCCATGTAATCTGAATCGGAGTATCTTCTTACTAAACCTCTGCGTATAGATTCCGTACTATTTTTTCTAAACCATTCTTTTTTTCTAAAGAGCGCTTACCTTTATTTTCTGGTCTCGCCCAAAAATCTCTATTTCTTTGAGATTTGATCTCGCGCATATAATCATCGTGTTTACAAACAGTTTCACCACTGCCGTTTTGTAGATTTAAAAAATCTTCTCTAAGCGAAGCGTTTAATCTACGTAAAACTTTTGTTTCCCATTTTATTGCTGCATCTGCTGTATTAAAAACTTTTCTTACCTCTATAATATCTGGCTCTCCTAAAATTTTTCTGCACTGCTTCACTATCTTAGACGAGGTAAAATATGTTCTCCATAAGCTTACAGGATTAGCTGTAGTCGATATCTCCCCGTACTGTACACCGTAATACCATAGAGAGTGTTTTGACCATCCTATTAAATAAGTGTAAGGTTGATATATCAATATTGATGACCTTAAGGTTTATTTTTATTTACAATCCAGTGGGTATCAATATCATCAGAGATATTAATATTTTCTGCAAGTTTAAATGTACCGTCTGTTAATGGTATTTTTTCACCTTCTGTACAGGTGATAACATTATTTTCAAAATGTAGATTTATTTTTTTTATTTTTTTATTATCTACTATCTGTCTGATTTCTTCGCGATCCTCGCCATCAACACCGCCATGTACAAAATAACAATTCTTACCGTTGTTACTTATTTGATCGAATAACTGCTTACCGTGTTTTTCAACGTATTGATACAATACTAGTGTGTTACCTTTAAGAGATAATACTAGATTCTTAATAAACTTGTTTCTATCTTCGTTTTGTACTAAGAAATCCATTTCTGTTTGGTAATCGAAGTCTTTGGCTAGCTTCTTGGTTTCTTTATTGTATTTAAGAACTAGAATTTTAATTTCGAGGTCAGCAAGCTGTTGTCTATCGATTAATTCTTTAGTAGATATTACTCTTTGTACAGGTCCGGTAAGACCTTCAATGATTAACTTATTACAATGTACGTTATCAAGTGTACCGGTAAACCCAAATCTATACTTGCAGTTTACAAGCTTGGTCATAATGCCAGTTATTGACTTAGCTTTGGCCTGATGAGCTTCATCAATAACAACAGCTTTAAATTGATTAAACCAAGTCTTATGTAAACCAAATATAGATTGCCATGTACTAATGATAATTGGTTTATCGGTATCTTTTGACTCACCAGCGGTGATTTTATGAATCTTATCTTCTGAATAACCGTAACTTACAAAGTCACTAGCCATCTGATGCACTAACGAGATAGTAGGTACTATTATAAGAAATTTACGTTGTGATTTGCTTAGTGTATAAAGTCTAGCTAGTAAGTATATAATAAAAGACTTACCTGAGCCAGTTGGTGATAAGATAAGTGCTCTATGATTACGTACACAGTGTATAAAGGCATCTAATTGATAGTCTCGAGGTACTCGAGTAGGTTGCAACGCTGTTATAAATTTTTCAGCTTCTACTAGTGAAAAATCAATACTATTAAACTCAGACAAGTACTCAATCTGAATATTACGTTCTTCACAAAATAACTTTAAGTGTTCTAATAGTCCGTTGTAAAGTAGCTTGGTTTTCTTCGAATATAAAAAGATATATCCATTCCATGTTCTCTTACGAAACTGAGGCATGAATTTAGCAGCAGGTACGTCAAATTTAAAGAAATCAGAAAGTTCCTGCTCGATGTGTGGATCGGCAGTTACTCTCATATAGACTTCGTTAATTTTCTGAACCTGTATTCTATCCATTACGCTCCAACTTGAAATTTCTCATAATCGATATAATTTTTAATAGTAAAATTACGTACTGAAATAGTTTTAAGAATAGACTCGAGTGATATACACTTCTCTTCTTGTATGGCTATCTTGGTATTGACGGCCTGTAAATCCTTGTCACTACTGATGTATATATCAACGTCTTGCTTAAGTATCTTCAATGAGATAGGTTCCCAACCATACTCCTTCATGGTATCATAGTCTAGAATACCAAGATAATACTGCCATTTATTCTTGTATAGGTTTTTATAGTCCTGTTTAAGCTTCTTTAGAGTTAAGCTTTCCATAGACATCATCTTAAGATACTTATGGTGTATCTCAGGTACCTTAAGACTCTCACCACTAATATCAGTACTATCGATTCTAGAATCTTTTTCCCAGTGACTCAGTATTTCATCTAAGGTCATATCACATTCCAATACTATATTATATCAAGGGCACAACCCTATTATATACGCTTTTGCCAATATTACAAGCGTTTTATTTCAAATTTTCTAAATTTAAAGGTTGCGGTTGCTTCCGCGTACTGTACGTTAGGATCACGCGAATCTAATACTACGTCCGATAAAGACCTAGGAAACATATCGATATACGTTATTTCCATATTAGGGACACGAGCACTATTTTGAACGACGAGAGTACCATCTGAAAGTACTCCCTCACCAGTAGTTGCACTTTTATTGTTAAGTTGCCTATACTGATTAAAATTATCTGGAAAACCTAAACCTATAATCCAGTTATAGATTTCAAGGTAATTTTTCATATCCTCATCTACTCTAAAGGTAACCGTTAATTCTCTGTACTTGAGGTGATCACCTGGTAGATTAAATCTAATAAATGGAGTATCTACTGGGGCAAGACCTAACTCAACACCAGGAATATTTACCGCCTGTACGAAATAGTTTGTAGTTGGTAGCTTTTTGATACCAAACCTAAAACCTACAATAGGAAGGAAATTAGTATTATTAATTATAGATGTCATGTTTGTTTCTCCTTCAATATTTAGGATTCAAATAAAAAGAAAGGGGGCCGAAGCCCCCTTCCAAGTAAGTCCTGTTAACCAGGATCTTATATTACATTAGATTGCTGACCGTAACGCGACGATAGAAGACGTTGGAGTTCTGCTCTAGTGTAGCACTAGCATCAGCCTCGGTTACGCCCTTAGCGAATGGATTTGGTGCCATACCATATCGAGTCTTGAAGCCAATACGTGGCTGGAAGTTATCCTCACCAACCGCACGTACCATCTGTAGAGGTACATATGGGCAGTAGAATAGACCAGCATCGAAGGCTGAACCACCCTTATAACCAACTGTCATGTAGTTGCCAGATGTGGCATATGGGTCAACATATACACGAACGCGACCGTTTAGAACGCCAGCGAAGGTGTTACCAGTGTCATCAACCTGTAGGTTGTTGGAGTTTAGAGCAGGAGCATAATCGAGAACACCGGCCATCTGAAGAGCAGAAGCTACGTCAGAAGAGCAGATTAGTAGGTTGCCCTTACCGCGACGAGTATCCTTCGCGATCTGGTTAGCTTCACGCTCGATCTGGAACATTAGACCCTTGAACTTCTCAACCATCCAACGACCGTTTGAATCGGTGTCGAGGTCGAAAGTACCAGCTGTTGTAACGCCAGAGTTGGCACCACGAACGGCGGTTAGGTTTACTGTGCGAACAACTTCGCGGTTGATCTCGGCCATGATCTCTGTTGAGAGAATGTTGGCGAGTTCTGTCTCAGCGTCTAGGCCATGGATTGCCTTGAGGTCCTGAGCTAGCTCTAGGGTGTACTCAGCCTTTAGCGCACGAGCCTTAGCTGTTACGGTAACCTTCTCGATTGAGAAAGCCATCTCGTTGAAAGCTGTGTTACCGGAAGCACCGAGCTGTTCAGACTTAGCAGTAGTAGCACCACCGCCGAAGTTGAATGTCTCAGAGTTGCCTGTTGGCGCACCAGCGTTACCAACGTTACCGTTAGCAAGACCTAGGTTTGTGTTGGAAACACCCATGTAAGCTTGGCCAGAGAAACCAGTATTAGCTTCGTTGTAGAAAGCCTCTGTACCAGCCTGGTTAGCATAACGTGAACGCATCGCGAAGATTAGGCCTGTTGGACCTGTCATTGGCTGTACGCCGCAGATGTCATACGCGATTAGATTTGGCATTGTACGACGTACTAGTGAGATTAGTACAGGGTCGTAGTTGTCGATGGCTGAACCGGTCTGGTTACCAGGAACACCAGCTTCTAGAAGAGAAGTTGGGGCGTAACCACGTGTTTCAGTTAGAGCCTTCTCGGTGTTCTCGAGTAGAACAGCTGTAACGGCGCGGCGGTGTGAGTCACCAATTCTTGGTAGAGCGTCATGCTCTAGAATTGGCTTCCACTTGTTTAGTATTTCTTCATTGAGATATGAAGTCATTTAGCGAGTCTCCTTTAGATTCTTAACTTTATTTATAAGTTATACGTTTTTGATTGATCTGGAAATAGCATGTGCATACACAGCCATTTGCCCGGTTACAGGTACATTATTTTTTGATTCATTCAACTCATCAACACCAACTACTTCCTCAGAAACAGCGTTAGATGTCTTCTTGGAGAAGTAAGTTTCCTTAATAGTAACAAGCTTCTTACCGTATTCAGAAATACTACTAAAAGAAATATTTTCTGATAGTGTCTTTAGCTTTTCTACCTGACTAACCGCTAAACCCTCAGAAACATCTCTGAATGTCTGCTCTCTTTCGAGTTCTTCATTAACCTTAGAAAGGCTAATATTTTTTTCAATTTCCTCGTTTACGCGAGCTTCTAATTGATCAACCTTAGACTGTAGTTCACCAACGAGTGAAACCTCCTCGTCAGGAATTGATACATTATTTTCTACGAATAGACTCTTTAGACCAGTAAAGAAGTTCTCAAAGATCTCAAGCTTTAGTCCATTTTCTAGAGTGATCTTGTTTTCAACAACCCACTGCTCAACAGCATAAGAAAGATATTCATCAACCTTCTCGGTCAATTCTTCCTTATATTCTTCTACAAGAATATTGAACTTATCTTCAAACTCTTCTTCAATGCGAGCTGTCTCGACTTCAAGGCGAGCACCAACAGCAGCTTCAAATACTGTCTCTACTTTTGTCTTGAACTCTTCTGAGATCTCTTCGCCGTCAAACATCTCTTCAACGTCTTCCTTAACAGAACCTTTGGCCTTA